AGAACTTGGCTAAAGACCCAGATAAACCTATGATCAAGTGGCCTAACAGGAAAGAGGTAATTGAAAAGCAAATCAGGAAACTTAAGCAACTAACCAATATCTAATATTACTATTCATTGAAACAGGCACAGAGCAGTTATAGCAGTCTGTCAACCCTTTGTCAAGAGGAAAATGCATGAAACCAAGAAAAAAGGTTATGTATGTGGACAATAAGAAATTCTACGAGGCTATTGTAGAATACCACAAACAACTAAACCAAGCTAAAGAGGCAGGAACAGAAGAACCAAGAATTTCCAATTATATTGGTGAATGCATTTACAAGATTGCAGAGAATCTTTCCACTAAGCCATGTTTTATCAACTATTCATTCCGAGATGAAATGATTTCGGATGGTGTAGAGAATTGTATCCTGTATTTCAAAGACTACAATCCAAACTATAGCAATGGAGAATCGACTACATCCAATCCTTTTGCTTACTTCACACAGATTGTATATTATGCTTTCCTAAGGCGTATCAACAAAGAGGAAAGAAATAGGTATACCATCTATAGTAATTACCAAGAAATGATGACAACAACAGATAATACATTGTTGACGGATAGTGATGGTAACCACTTGCAACCTCATCAGAACTATGATAATATCAATACTTTCATGGCCAAATTCGAGAAAAAAGAAGAGGAAAAGAAAGAGAAAAGAAAGAAGGCCAAAGAAGGCCTACAACAATTTTATGAGGAGAATCATGAACAAGCCTAATAATGTTCCATATCAAGTTCAACAGATTATAGAAGGACTACTCAATACACGAGACAATGTGTATGTGCGTGGTAACTATAGAATGAGACTTGATGAAATCAAATTGGTAATTGAACAAGCCATCAAGAAATATGATAACGAACTAATACTATCTGAAGGATTGAAGAAGCCCAAGAAAAAGGTGAGCTAATGGCTAAGATTGCTTTGATATGTGATACACACTATGGTATCAGAAATGATAGCCCAGTATTTCATGCTTATTTTGAAAGAAGTATGGAACATTTCTTTTCGGTTCTTGAAGAAAGGAATATCCAACATATTATACATCTTGGTGATTTGTTTGATCGCCGAAAGTATTTGAGCTATCTAACTTCCAAAGTTTGTCGTAATACATTTCTTGCACCCATTGAAGGAATGGAAATTGAGACGCATATCATTGCTGGTAATCATGATAGGTATTATAAAGATGTTTGTTCTGTGAATTCATTAGATGAAATTGTCACAGGAAGATACAAGAACATTCATACCTACAATCTTCCTCAGACAATCAATATCGATGGGCTAGACATACTTCTTATTCCATGGATTGATTCATCTAATGCAGAATTGACTAATATACAGATCAGGGATACCAAAGCAGAGATTGTTATGGGTCATCTTGAGCTAAAAGGATTTGAATTGCTCAAGGGAAATATATCAGATCATGGTGATGAGACAGACAAATATTCCAAATTTGATTTGGTCTTTTCTGGGCATTATCATCACAAGTCATCTAAGGGCAACATACACTATCTTGGTGCATTTGGTGAATATACATGGTCAGACTATAATGATCCACGTGGGTTTACTATCTTTGACACCGAGACCAGAAAATATGAGTTCATTCAGAATCCATATCCAATGTTCAAGATGTTAGCTTATGATGATGTAAAAGAACCAAACATCATTGAGAAGATAAATGCTACTGATTATTCTAAGTATAAAGATACATATGTAAAGGTTCTGTGTGTCAATAGGAATAATCCATATGCGTTTGATCTGTTAATGGAAAAGCTATATAAATCAGATACCGTGGATATTTCAGTAATTGAAGACATTTCAACATTCGCTGAAATCAATGAAAACAGTGAAATAGATGAATCACAAGACACACCAACCATATTGGACTCTTATATAAATGGCTTGACATTGAATGTGAACAATGATAAAATGAAGTCATTTATGCGAGATGTATACACTGAAGCTTTGTCGGTTGATCATGTATGATGATAAGAATTGATCCGCCATTACCATTGATCACACCCAAAGGCAAAGCTTTAGCACATTTTCTCATTGATTATGGAATAGAACATGATCTACTTTGGGTGTGTTTTCAATATAATACTGGTGAATGTTGGACTTGGAAAAATTCTGAAATTAGAGCAGATAATAATATTACAATGGGAAGATTGAATGATAAAATTCAAATGTATAAGATGGAAGAATTTTTTATCGACAGGCAACATATGGACAGAAATAAAATTAAATGACACACCAAATGCTTTGATCATCGGTGAAAACGGTGCCGGAAAGTCGACCATCTTGGATGCGTTGACTTTCTCTTTATTTGGCAAACCGTTTAGAAAGATCAATAAGCCACAACTTGTCAATTCAGTTAACGAGAAGGGTTGTCTTACTGAGATCGAGTTTTCTACCAATAATAAAAATTATAAAGTGATCCGTGGCATCAAACCAAACGTATTTGAGATATATTGTGATGATGTATGCCTCAATCAAGATTCTGCATCCAAAGATTACCAAGATCATCTTGAAAAGTTCATACTCAAGATGAATTATAAATCTTTCACGCAGATTGTTATTCTTGGTTCGGCATCCTTTACTCCGTTTATGCAGCTATCTCCTGCTGATAGAAGGTCGGTTATTGAAGACCTGTTGGACATACAAATCTTTTCCGTTATGAATAATATTGTTAAGATCAAAGCTCAAAACAACAGAGAGGGCCTTGATCGTAATAGAATTGAGAGTTTAGGTAAAGAAGAGAAAAAGTCTTTTATTGAGAAGACAATAACAAGTCTAAAACAAAACAACGAACAGAAGCTTAGAAAGCTAAAGGAACAAGAAAATGATTACCGGGACCAGATTGCAAAAATTGAAAAAGAAATTGAAGAACATCGCCATGAACGTACTGAAATTCTCTCCTCAACTAAAGTTCATGAGGCTCTGAGAAAGAAGTTTACTAAACTGATCAGTCTCAAATCAGGTATCGAGATAAACCAAAAGTCTCACCAATGTAAGATTGATTTCTACCATGACAACAACAATTGCCCAACATGCAAGCAATCTATTGCACAAGACTTCAAAGAGAGTGAATTAATATCATTGAATGCCAAACTTGTAGAATTTGGTGATGGTTTAGCTAAGATTAGTGAACAAATAGATTCCGTGCTCAAAGAGATTGATACCTTAGATAAATTAATTCAAGAGGCTGAAAGCATCAGGAACACAATCACATCTAAGGAGTCCAAAGTATCATCTCTCAAGTCTATGTTGTTGGACATCGAGAAGTCTAGCATTAATTCCGATGATGTATTGCTTGACTCACAGAAAGAATATGATATAATCAAGTCTGAGATTGATGGACTGGTTTCTCAGAAAGAGTCCTTGCTTAATGAAAAGATGTACATTGATACCGCTATCCAGTTACTCAAAGATGGTGGCATCAAAACTAAAATCATCAAGCAATATCTTCCTGTGATCAACAAGCACATCAATAAGTATCTTCTTCAGATGGGATTCTTTGTTAATTTCAACATCGACGAAAACTTTGAAGAGACAATTAAATCCAGGTATAGAGATGAGTTTTCCTATCAGAACTTTTCTGAAGGCGAAAAAATGAGAATTGACTTAGCCTTGCTCTTTACATGGAGAGCGGTTGCTAAGATGAAAAATAGTGTCAATACAAACTTACTCATACTAGATGAAATCTTTGATGGCTCACTAGATACAAATGGTACCGATGAGTTCCTCAAGATCATGTGGAACATGATTGGTGATACAAATGTATTTGTCATCAGTCACAAACAAGACCAGTTGGTAGATAAGTTTAAGAAAGTCTATAGATTCCACAAAGTGAAGAATTTTAGCTCTTTAGCATAAAGGTTTTATAATGGACATTGAAGAACAATGGAAGAACTGGCTAGACACAGATCCTCTTAAGAACATTGAAAATATTACAGATGACCAACTCAGATCATCTTTGATGTCAGACTTACAAGATGTGTCCAAGATGACAGTTGAGGAATATACGCTTTATCAAAAGTGGTGTGAAATACAAGAAAGATATCCATCATCTAAGGTGTCTACTCTATTTGGTGAAGAGACACAGATGCTTGATTTGGAAAAAGATAAGTTCATTTCCCAAATTAAGAAGAACATCTGGATACCTTCGAGCCCAGATGATTACATGGAACTTCAGCCAGAATTGGTGTATACTAAAGAAGCTGAGTTGTCTGTCACATGGAACACAATAAGAAATTTCACTTCTACGATGAAGAATAATTCCAATATTGGTCGTAACCTAAATTTCTTGGTCGTTGATGCTAAGAGTAAAAAGTATCTTGGGCTTATTTGTATATCATCTGATTTCCTTGACTTGACTCCTCGTGATAAGTTCATTGGTTGGGATAGAACTAAGAAAACACAAGGTCATATGATCAACTATACAGCCATTGGGTCTACGATTGTGCCTCTACAGCCTCTTGGTTATAACTATGTTGGAGGTAAACTCTTAGCATTGTTGTGTTTATCTGATGAAGTACAAAAGCAATGGAAAGCACAATACAAAGACACATTGGTTGGTGTGACAACCACATCTCTGTATGGTAAAAATAAGATGGGCGGTCTAAGTCAGTATGATGGGCTTAAGCATTGGAAGAAGATGGGATTTTCTGAAGGTTCTGTTTCATATGAACCTACAAAGAAGACTATCGGTATGATCAAAGCTTGGTTGATGAGAAATCACACAAGAAAATATTTTGAGTGGTATGAGGCTAAGAAAGATACAGGTCAGCCTTATAAGAGAGATCATCGAAATAGATCATATACCTTCACTTACAGTAGATTGAGTCTACCAAAAGAATTGATCAAATCAAATCATCAGAGAGGTATCTATTTCAGACCACTGTATAATAATTCATG